ACTTCTAGGTATAGATTTAAAGACGTTTTTTGGGGGTAAATGGCTACAGACTACGACATTGTTTCAGACTTTACTCAGGACTACAACCGCGCATGGATGATCCTTAACCCTCTTTTTGCTCAACAATACACGGATGTCAGTTACTATCTTGGCAATCAATGGAGTCCGGAACAGCTGAAATTCCTTAATGATGAACGAAGAAACGCCTTAACATTCAACAAGTCCAGAAAAACGATCAACATGGTCTCGGGGTACATGAGTGCTAACGAGATGCAAAGCGTCGTGATACCAAGAGAAAATTCCAATCCTCAGACCGCCGAACAACTCACAGAGCTACTCCGGACACAAATGGCCCCAAAAGGGTACCGTGTCATGCAAAAAGCTCGGCACAACAGCCTGGTATCGGGAGTCTCTTGGGTATCTCCTTGGATTGACTATCGCCAGGATTACGTTAATGGCCGAATAGAATTTCACCTTGACAACTGGAATGACGTAATCTGGGATCCATTTGCAACGCGTTTAGACATGGAAGACTGCACCTTTATGGCCAGACGAAAGTACATGAGCAAGGACGCAATTAAGTCCATGGTTCCTGGATGCGAAAGACAAATCGACGCTATGGGATACGGAAACAGAGACGAAAAATTCAGTTACGAGCCTTATGCACGCCAATGGGGTCTACAAGAGCTGTTAGCCTATAACGAGTACTGGAAACAGCGATATAAGAAAGGCCAAGTACTTGTTGACAAGGTCACAGGAGAACAAAGGCCTTGGAAGGGAGATGCCCGAAGATTGTCATTACTCCAGAGAATGTTCCCGAACTTGGCTGTGATTGAAGGCTACAACAAGATCGTGGACTTTAATGTGATTGTCGAAAATCAGTTGCTTTATTCCGGTGAAGATCCTTGGGGAATCGGGGAATATCCAATGGTTCCTTTCTTTTCCGTTTACGATCCTTCATACGACTTAGCTCAATGGAAGTGGCAAGGTCTTCAAAGACTTCTAAACTCAAGCCAAGAAGAATATAACCAACGTAAATCCAAGCTCCTAGATATAATGGACTCCCAGCTTTCAACAGGATGGAAGGCCAAGTCAGGCGCAGTCTCAAATCCTAAGTCCTTATTCCAGACAGGCCAAGGTAAGGTAATTTTCCTTAACCCGAATGCCGACATGGGGGACATAGAAAAGATCAACCCACCAAATATTCCGGAGAGCTTGTTTGCACTCCAGGAATCCTTCGATGCCGATATTAAGGACTTTGTAGACCTAGGCTCCTTAGGTTCCGATCAGACCGATAGAATGTCCGCTATGTTGTTTAAGATGAAGCAGAGCATGGCCGTGATGCAGCTTGGTCCGATCATGGATAACTTTAGAGAGGCCCAGTACCTACTAAGTAAGAAAGTCCTTAAAATGATCCAGAAATTCACTCCAGAGAAGGTCGAAAGACTGATCAAACAACGCCCTACGCCGGAGTTCTATAACGGGACTTTCCTGGAGTACGATATTGACATTATTGAAGCCGTAATGACCGACAATCAGAAACAACAAGCCTTTATGCAGGCCTGGAGTATGAAGGCCGGAGGGGTCGCAGTTCCGGACGACATGCTCTGGTCTTTAAGTCCTTACCCGATCGACAAGAAATTCCTGGAACGCATGGAGCAGCAACAGAAGCAGGCCATGGAGGAGAAACGCCAGGAGATGGAGGACAAGAAGCAGGTCAACGAACTACTGGAAGCGAAGGCCTTTGGGGATATTGCTCTTGGTCAGGAGCGGCTTAGCAGGATTAAGTATGATGCCGCGTTGTCCGAAGAAAGGTTGGCCGCAGCGCAAGAAGAAAGGGCTAGAAGTGTACTGGATATTGTCCGAGCAGGCAAGGAATTCCAGGAGATGGAGCTTAAACAACGGGGAATGGATATCGATCATGGCCAGAAGATCTTAGACATCATTCGAGGTGTTGAAGAGGAACAAAGGCTTAAAACGGCTGATACGGTCGTGCCACAGCCAGCAGTTAAGGAATAAAAAAGGATTAACTATGTACGGACTTAACCAATACGAAATGGACGAATTACAGCCTAGTATGTGCCAGCAATTGGACGTGGTAGGAATGCAGCCTCACTCACGGGAATACTTAGAATACGAGGTCAATTGCATGCGGTCTGAAAGAAAGTTCGAGATGATTGCAGGGCAGATGATCGACTATACAAGAGGAATCCAATTTTCAGGGAGACCTTAATGAAGATTGAAATAGACCTTTTAGAGGCAGACCTTAAAGACAGACAAGTGGCTATAGAAATGAGGGCGGTTGTAGAGGAAAAAATCTCTCAACTTAGTGCCTTTGCCCAAAACAACCTTCCTAACCAGTTGAATAACCTCCGATCAGCCTTAGAACAGGTCGAAAATGCTTGGTTGAAATGGCAGAAAGAAAGAGTTTTGAACAAGTTTAGTGAAGCCTTAAACGTGGATCGAGACCGACTAGGGGATAAAGCTTGGTCGGACAATTATTACTAAGGATTAAAATGGATACAGATCTATTTCAAGGCTTAAGCGGTCAGCACCAGAAGATAATCGGTGGTCCTGTTCACTCCTTAAAACAAGGGTCGGTTGGTCCGGTATTGAGCGATTTACAATTTGCGTTGGCCAATGAGCGAAAGCAACACCAGGAGGCTTATGGGTATCAACATGGGAACGAACAATGACCAAGAATGCACCGATGAGCACCTTGAAAGACCAACCGGGTCAGACGAATCCTTACAACCAAACCTTTCATCCTTTGCCGGGACAATGGGCCAAAGAACAACTGAATGGGGACTACAAACAGCGCTCCTATACAACGAATGGCGAAGAAAGGCCAAAGAACGAATTGCAGAGGGTCTTGGCTGCGGAAAGGTCACAACATGAGTACTGGGAGCAGTGGCAGGGTGTAACGCCAGGAAAGCCTGTTTATGAGAATCCTAGGGCATTTAACGAAACTATGCAACCTAGAGCTAAATACGGAACAGAAGGACCTGGTTATGGATAAAAAGAAAAAGACCTCAGCATTGGAGAAAGCCCGGAGTGCTCTTAAAAAGGCCGACGGAGCACAAACGCCAGCAAGTATTAAACAAAAGCTAAAACCAAAGGGGAAATAGCATGAACAAAATGGGTGGATTCGAGTCCTTAGAACAGGACAATGAACGTCAGCCGATGGTTAGTCATCAATCAGAAATGACACCAAAGACTGTAGCCGACACATGGAACGGAGTCTTCGAAATGAAGTCTGACGCTATGGATGAGGCGTATGGAATGGCCAGCAAGAACGGGGTCTCTGGTGACTCAACTAAGGCTCATTCTCAGTTCAGAAACTACAACTGGGCTTAAGTATGGAAACGACTTTAGTAGGCCAAAAAAGGCACTCCGGAATGCAGGAGATGGGAGAGACAAGGGAACCTATGGCGTTGGATTGCTGGACTGCCGCTAATGACTTGGCTAACAAATATTCTAAAGAACTGAAGAGGGACTTTTGGATTTTGTATGCAGCTAAGCCTCATGTAGTCCATAAGCATGCGATTGTTGCAGGTTGGAACGTTATTACCCAGAAGCCTCCAACTGCGATGGTTGGGATATTGGTCTTTCACTGGAGTCACGAGAACAAACAATTAACGGTTGATACAGAGCTTTCTTTACCTCCTGACGTTCCATTGAGCGAAGCGGAGTTATCGAAGAAGGTTGTTGATTTCACACCGAGTTTAGCTGATGCGGCCAAGAGATCCAAGTCGATCATACTGGCTTAAAAAAGGGCGTAAAAGGTCTATCGCCGGGACCAAAAGGAATTGAATGGAAGATTATGACATGAGACCAGGGGGTGAGTTATTCCCTGAGACTAGCAATGCACAATATAACTCATACTTAGACGTAATGCAGGATCAAGTCGTCGAAGATCCACTAAATACGGGCTTTAAACCTACTCCAGATGAAGCCGATCTAGGAAAAATTTCAGACAAAGAACTCAATTTCAAGGCCTTACGTGATGAGGTCAGTAAGATGAAAGAGGAAAGGGAATATTGGAAAGGCCAAGCAGAAGCCTATTCCAAAGCTCCAGCAGCTCCTCAAGAGTCTAAACAAGATGCTTACTCAGCCTTAGATTGGGACGATTCCAACGATGTCCGAAAGGCTTTTGAAACGGTTCGGCAGGAAAACGTCAAGCTCCGGGAAGAGTTCAAAGACGCCCTCGCTGCCGTCCAGACAAAGGCTAACCGTCAGGATTGGAATCAAATGGTTACTCAACACGTACCGACTCTTACTAATCAAAACCCGATATTTGCCGAAATGATCCAGAATGTTTCTAATCCATACGAAGCAGCATACCTTTTAGCGGAATTAAACGCACGGGCAAGTCAATCTGTCGCGCAACAACCTCCCCCAGCATACAACAACGGGAACGCACAGAGAGTACTCCAAAACGCAAGCAAACCGCAATCCCTAGCGTCGGTCGGAGGAAAAGGCCAATTGAGCCAATCCGATTACTACGCGTCTATGTCTGATGAAGACTTTATGAAACTAGCCGGGAGAAATTTGGCCAATGTCTAACCTAAAAGGTTTACATGGCTTTAACAACTACAGCACAAGTCCCTCCAGAAGTACGGACTTACTTTGACAGACTTCTACTTACTTTAGCGCGTCCTTACTACATCTATGACATGTTCGCCCAGAAGAGGACTATTCCTTTGAACTCGGGTGACCAGATGATCTTTCGTCGCTACTCAACGCTTTCGGCTGCTACTGTGCCTATTCAAGATGGTACGACTCCCCCAGGAGATGCTTTGAGCGTTACTGACTTCTCTACCCAGATCAAATGGTACGGTAACTTTGTCGTTCTTACAGACCAAGTTCAGTTCACAGTACAGGATAGAGTACTTAATGAGTCAACAAGAGTGCTCTCATTGCAGCTAGGATTGACTATTGACACACTAATCCGTAATATGATGGTCGCAACGGCCTCTAGCATATCCTGCAGCCACGGTGACAATGGCGGAACCCCTACAGAGGTAACTACAGCGGACATTAAGACTGCGGTTAGAGCTCTTCGTCTTGGCAATGCACGCTTGATGACTAAGCCAATTCCAGGAGAAAACCGCTTCGCAACTAGTCCTGTACGTAGTTCTTACTGGGGCTTTATGGCTGTTGAACTCCAAACAGACCTTGAGGCCTGTGCGGACTTTCTTTCAGTGGCCAACTATCCTAATCCTATGGATGCCTTAGAAGCTGAATGGGGTTCAACGAACAACGTAAGATGGCTTTTGTCAACTAACGGATATTCAACAAGTGCAGCAACTCCAGTATGGAACAGTATCATCCTTGGTCAAGAGGCCTACGGTGTGGTTAAGCTTGGTTCGAAAGAGGCTGAGTTCATTGTTAAGCCTTTGGGAAGTTCAGGAACAAGCGATCCATTGAATCAACGCGGTTCGGTCGGTTACAAGTATCCGTTCGCTACACGTCTGTTGAATGACAACTGGATCACTAGACTTCTATCAACACAAGGAGCGTAACATGCAATATAGAAAAGGTACATTTACCACTACTTCAACTGCAACAGCAAGGAATATTAACTTAGGTTTTAAGCCTAGCAAGTTCCAGTTAACAAACTACACTGGATACGGAACTAACGCCAAAATGGAGGCTAAGTACTTTGTTGGGATGGCTGATGCTAGTGCTCTAATTCAAACGCGTGCAGCTACTGGGGCGATTCCTTCAATCATTACTGCTGACGGGTTCACTCCTTACAGTACTGGGGCTCTTTACGATACAACTACTTCAACAATTACGGCTATTACAAAGGCTCTCCCAGGAGTTGTAACTGTTTCGGCGGTTAATAGTCTAGTGGAAGGCGCAACTGTAACGATCTCTAATGTTGGTGGAATGACTCAACTGAACACTAACCGTTATATTGTTACGAACTTAGTTACTACTGGTCCTATTACGTTTCAACTTTATGACACGTTCGGGAATGCGGTTGATACGACTAACTTTGGTACTTACACATCAGGTGGTCAAATCAACGTTATCTCCAATACAGAGACTCCTCCTGGATTAGTTGATGACGAAGGCGTTGCTGGAATTACACTTGGTAGCGCGTTGTTTAATGCTGCTGCTGAAGTCTGGTACTGGGAAGCGTTCTTAGAAACTCCAACAGGATACTAAACCTAATTAAGGGAAGGGTCTGACTCTTCCCTTTTTCTAACAAAGGATAAAAATGGCTTTTACTAAAAAACCTAAAAAAATCGATGTAGGGACCTTACAAGAGAATCATCTTACAGGACCAGCAAATGAGTCCATACAAGAAATCGCTAAAGAACTTAAAGAAGACCAGATCGTCATCGCCAAAGAAACTCCAAGACTTGAAAAGGTCATCTTCCGGAATCAACGTGATCCAGGACATCCTCTAGAGTTCCACTATGCAAGCAAAACACATCCATTTAAGTCTTACAAGCTCATAGACGGACAGGAATATATGTTGCCTATTGAGGTCATACGAAACCTTGAGGGATGCCGAGAGAACATCGAAAAATACCGTAAAGGTGCTAGTGGTCTTCCAGAGGCTTACGTTGCAGGTTATAAAACTCACTTTGTTTGCGAGAGGGCTGCTTAATGGCTTTAACTACTGGTTGGAATTTAAGACAGATAATCGATGAAATTAGGATGATCACGGGAAGGCCTGACACTAACATGCTTTCGGATGAGTCCATAGTCAACACAATCAACCAGTACTACCAATATGTGTTGCCTAAGGAGCTTAAAATCTTCTGGGGATACACGTATGATACTTTCTATACCCAAGCCGGAATAGACCATTATAAGGCCGACAACAACTATGCTACTGTTAATCCTACTATTACGGCTGACGGTTGGCCTATTGACTGGTACATTGATCCAGATACGTTCTATCAAGACTTCCCTAACCAAGAAACTACTAAGGCTGCTGTAGCTTCTGGGGATGGCGTGATTAATTCCTTCTCCTTTAGCTGCGGTGATTTTCCGATAACCCAAGCTAGTTTATACGTAACAGATGGAACTCAGGTCGCAAGGTCTACACCAGGCGGAAGGTTCTTTGATTCCGTAACAGGGACTTTGTTGGTCGGAACGGTCGATTTCACAACTGCAACGGTCACAAATCTCCAGTTCCTTACACCGCCTGCTGCTAACATGTCCATTGTAGCGACTTACCAGAACTATCAGGCCAATAGACCTCAAGCAATCCTTTTTTATCCTACATCAAGACAAAGGACTGCGACACAACCAGCTATTGATGCTACGAACTTCTTTATAGTCCGACCAGTTCCTGACCAGGTCTACATGATCAAGGTCCAGGCTCTCCAGGTTCCAGCAGCTCTTGGTTGGTCTTCAGGCGGAAACTCCATTGTATACACCGATGTTCCTTTTAGGGTCGACTTAGGTCCTTTAATAGCCTTAGCGACTTCCTTAACAATTTTTAGGAACGCCAACCAAACAGACCAATATAACCAGACTTTACCGGAATACGAACGATATAAGCACGTAGCTATTTCGGACACAGAAGAGCTTTATTTATACCAAAGATCAATTCCAACCTTTTGAGGTTTAATGACTTATACTTACACTCAGAATACACCTAATGCCAATGACACGGTTGCAAAGACCCAGCCGATCATTAAGAACAACTTTAACTACATAAGCACTTGGGGATTGTTCGACCATCGTTTCTCGGCCTCAACTACGGACGTCTTAACCGGAGCTCACAACAAGATTACTTTTCCGGCTAATATAGCTGCTCCAGGGATAGGAACGGCTGTGTCTGTACTATACCCAAGCAACGGCACTGGAACGGCAGGAATAGCCCTTCAAAACGCTTCTGGATCATTCGACATAACTGGACGTAATCCTTCAGTCCCAGCAGCCCCGGGAGAGATCGAAACTTGCTTACCAGGTAAGGTTCTTTTGAAAACAGGATTAGCAACGAACAACCTTTCAGGAACAAACACGGTCACGGTTACTTTTTCTACTCCGTTTCCTACAGATTGCAGGACAGTCAATGTTACGCCAAGAAAAGCCGATGGAAACTTCGTAACAGCAGCCTTTAGTTTTGCCGTTACAAATATTACTTCTTCCGGGTTTGTATTTTCCTATGTGAATTCTGGGGCAAATTATCAAGGCTTCTATTGGACTGCAATTGGTACTGCTATATGAATGATTACAAACCATATCTCATCGCTAACTTCCGCACTGGATTTAACGAGGCCGTAGAGCCTTGGTTAATCCCTAGGGACGCCTTTCAGGTCTTAAACAACGCACACCTTTACCGGGGAGTTGTTGAAAAGATCGGAGGTTATTCCCTTTATTCCAGGATGAGCTATAGGTCTGTAGTACAAATGACCGGAGTAGTGGACGGTGCAAACCAGGTCTTTACGACTACACTAGGCACAATTCCTTCAACAGACACAGAGACCATCAAAGCCACAGTCAACGCCGTAACAGGTCAGGTCGAGACGCTTACTAATAACGGAAATGGGGAGTACGTAAGCAGCATATCAGGTCTAGTAGTAGGAACCATTAACTACGAAGCGGATGTTCCTGTACTCGGCCAACCAGCAGGCTATATCACGGTCACATTCAGCCTTCCTCCAGTAAACATGACTCCAGCAGCGATCCAATACAACGCTGTGATCCTGGAATACGACTCCTTTGTAGGGTCAGTTCAGCCTATAATGGGAATAAAGCCTTATCAAGGGGCCAACAACACCCAGGAAATCCTTATCTTCGACACAAGAAGGACTGGAAAGATCGTTGACCTTGGTTCGGCTATTTCTACACTCCAAGAAATGAACTACGGCATACAAGAAATCCCTCACGAAGTCCAGCTTAACCTTGACGTGGCTCAGACCGGATTCGACGGAACTATGGGGCCTTTTATTAAAACACTACCTGGAGCTCCTTACGAACGCAATTTGGTTATGTTTAAGATCTTTGATAACCTAGGAGTCCTTCAAGCTACAATAATCGATAACGGAGCTGGAGTCCTTGTTAACCAATCTCCGTCAGACATTTTACAACTTAACACAGCCTCTACAAACTACATAAACTACTATACTGGTGCATGGAGAATGACCTTTCTAGCTGTCGTTCCTGCTATTTATACCATGAACTTCTATGGAGCTGTATACGGGAATTATTGGACTGGAGATAAATCAAACTTCTTTAGTGTAGCAAATTACCAGTCTTACGCCTTTATGACCAACGCCTTAGATGATCCTAGATACTATGATGGAAGTTCTATTAAATACCTAGATACAAGGGTTGATATTAGTACTACACAAGTTGCTCCGTTTTATTTAAGTAAGGTCCTTCATTTTGTAGTCTATAATAACCGATTAATAATGCTCTCAATGTACGTAGATAATATCCCTCAGTTATCAATGGCTCGTTGGTCCAAGATATTCGAACCTCTCAACTGGACCGAAGCGGAGTTCTTATCTGCTCCAACCTCCGATCCGATCTGCACCTTTTTCCTTATTTCGACCAATCTAGTAGTCCGCTTTTCAGCCTCCGAACGAAACCTTACTTACACCGCAGACGCCTTCAGTCCTTTCAGATGGGACCCTACTAACTTGATGTGGCGCTGCGACTCTAACTACGGAGCAATTAACTACGACAAGTGGGGGTCTTCTGTAGGTCTAGCGGCCATTGTTGGGTCAGACGGCGTTAACGTAACTCGGGTCGATGAAATCATTCCGGATATAACGAACAACGCCAGGATAGACGAACAACAGCCTTTTCCAGCGATAGACCAGGCTTCTGTAGGTCAGTGCTATGGAGAAAGGTTTGATAGCTACAAAGAAGGTTGGCTTTGCTACAAACAGTACTCAACAGAAGACGGCATAGACGGGGTTAAGGCTAGCGATACAGTCCTAGCATTCAACTATTTAGACAGTACTTATGCGGTTTATGAGTTTCCTTTTAGCGTTCTAGGGACTGGAAAATCGGTCAATAACAACGTCTGGGAAAATACCTTTACTAAGTGGAATAACGCGAACTTTACCTGGTCTTCCTACAACCAAACAAAGAACTCCTTAGCAGAACTTGGCGGGGATCAGTTTGGTAAGGTCTACGAGATTGGGGAAGGAAATTCCATCACAAGTCCAGTAGATGGGTCTGAGATTCCTTGTCTTATGAACGTCGTAACAAAGGACTTTAATCCTTACTTAGAACAGGGGGAACAGGCCAGGTTCGGGTATATAGACCTTTTAATGAGCTCCAACAACGACACAGCAGTCCGGATACAGTTTTACGTTAACAACCAGATAGACCCTGACTACGACACCTACTACCAGGAAACAAAGATTCAGTTAATAGGAATAGCCGACTCGAAGGTTTGGAAAAGGATTTATGTAGGCTCAATCGGTAAGGTCCACACGATAAGGATTTACCAGAACGCAGAGGACTTTGTTGATGACATTTCTAACCAGCCAGTACGTATCCATGCTATGTGTCCTTACTTCAAACCAGCAGGGAGGGTCTTTACATGAAGCTCCAACCTAACTTCTCTTGGCAGAACTACGAAGGCGAGGATCAGAACCAGAAGAACCAATTTCAGTTCCAGCTCCAACGCCAGCATACTTTGGTCTCTAACGCGATAAACACGACCATAGACGACCTTAGCTACTGGACTAGAGAACGGCAGACAGGCTTTACCTGGATCGATTTAAGGCCTATCTACACCATTTCCATTGCTACTGGATCATTACCAGCAGTAGGGTCTATTACGGTCGCTACGGGCATTTCTGGGGCCTTCACGGTCATTTCTATTGAGTCCTGTGTTAGTGATGGAGCTTTAGCGGCTAGCAACACCTTACCTTTGCCTTACTTGGATGTGACCGTAGCAGCGAACAATATCGGGATAGTTAGGAATGGTACAGACATAGTCATAACCACTGGAGGCACGGACTACTCGGCCTATAGCGGATATATAACACTCAATTACGTTAAGGGGTAAACATGGTCGCACCAGTAATCATAGGAGCAGGAATCGCAGCAGCTGGATCAGTTCTTAGCTCCTTAATAAACAAAAGTAACAAACCAAAATTAGGAAAGAATCAACAACTGGCTACGCAAACTCCGGAGCAAAAGGAGATAGACAGCCTTATCAGGGACTACATTAAGACCGGAGAAGGACCATTAAAGGACTATTTTCCAAAGTTCAATAAGGACGAATTCCAGCAAGGCGTAGCTAATCCGGCATTAAGGAAATACTCGGAAGACATCCTACCGCAGATACTGGAAAAGTACAACGCAGGCAACCAGGCTTTAGGCTCCGGACAACTTAGAGCCGAGATAAGAGGCCAGACAGACCTTCAATCCAAGCTTGATGAACTTATGTATAACGCTAAGAACCAGGCTGACAGGGACCGGGCAAACGCAGTCCTACAAATGTTAGGGATCCATCAAGGTAAAGGTGCGACAGAGAACCTTTATACTCAACCAGGACAAAAAGCGCCTAGTACGGCAGCAGGGATTTGGTCGGGAATAGCTAATAACTCCGATAAATTTGTTAAAGCCGGAATGGATGCCTATAGCAACTACAACACAAGTCCCCAAATGATTAATCCAGGAACTCCAGGATATAGCCCTTACACAGAACCAGTTAACGGCGCATCACAAGTAGCAATAGGATAAATATGGTAACAGTCATACAAGAAAGAGACCAACAAAACCCATGGGCCTCTATAGCCGAGAAAGGAGTAGACAACCTGATTAAGGGCTACACGGAACGATCGGATGAAATGGCCTTAAAAAGGTCGATAGAAAGCCTTGGAAATGACGCTGACCCTAGGGATGTATTAAAGGCTATAATGGGGACTAATACGTATGGAAGGGAAGCTAAGGACTCAGCGATTAAGAACTATGTAGGCGTTGAGAATTTTAATTTAGCTCAGAAGAAGGCTGCTAATGAAGAAAAGCGGATGGAACGTCAGGAAAGGGTTCAGGATGCTCAAACTAAGATCGTTCAGGCTAGAGAGAACCGAGCAGCTAGGGAGCTCGAATTAAAAGAAGAAGCTATTAAGGATAAAAAGATCGAGAAAGAAGCAGATAAGGCAGCGGTAAAGGATATTGTTGGACAGTTAGGTCTATCAGAAGAAGAACAAAATGCCTTACAAGATATAAGTAAATCTGACGCAATTAAACTGCTAGCTAAGAAGTTCGAAGGAGAAGGTCAGTTTGATAAGGATGTAGCTAAGTTAAACGCACAGAAATATCTAGATCTTACAGCAGACGTTAAAAAGTCCGAATCAACGATAGAAGCTTTAGATTGGCTGGACAAAAAGATCGACAGCCTGGGCGTTTCCGGATGGATTTCAGGTTCATTAGGACTTTCTAAGGATGCAGCAGAGGCCGAGAGTGTTGGTTTTACGACTATTGAGCCTATATTTAAGCTTTTGAACCCCGGTGGTGGAATATTGGCTGCTTATAAGGTTAAAGAGGCTCAAAATAAGTTCGCTGTTAAGGCTTCGGATTCCCCTTGGCTTAAAAAGGCTAAAGTAACAGCCTTGAAAAGATTTGCCGAACAAGGCCTAGAAAGGTCTAAAGACCAGTTAGAACTTATTAAGAAATATAAGGGTAAACCACCCCCTGACGTTATGGAAAAGTTCAATAAGGAAACAGATACTTTAGGAGACGCTGCGCTTGACTATGACCTAACCTCCGAACCTGTAGATATTGGAATCGATCCTTCAGAATACAAAGGAAAAACCATTACAGGACCGGGAGGTCGTTACTACAGTGATGGATCAACATGGGTGAGAAAATGACGTTACCGGAAGGTTGGAGCATAGAGGACTCCGAAGAAGCTCATAAGGAAAAACCAAGTAATAGCCTTCCTCCTGGTTGGAAGGTCGATGAAAGCACTCCGCAAGAAAGGGACATGGAAAAGTTCAGGAATATTTCTGGACCTTATCTAGCTAGGGAGTTGTCTAGAGAGGAGTTAAACAACCTTAGCTTGGATGAACTAGTTTCTTATAGAGATGAGCTTAACAGGAATATTGACTATGTAAACTCTAATGAAATGGCTAAAGGGGTCTTGTCTGGGGCTACTTTTGGTTTTACAGAGAACTTCGATGCCTTGAAAACAGCTCAATATGAGACGGAAAGTAATCCAGCAGCAGCCTTTGGTGAGTTAGTAGGTTCAACAATCCCTTTATCAGGCATGACAAACATCGTATCTAAACCAGTTGCTAAATTAGCCGGAAAAAGTCCTGTCCTACAAAAACAAATAGGTTCCTTGTTGACTATGTTCGGAGTTGGATCCCTTGATGGGGCCACAAAAACTTTAGTTAAAGGGGACCTTCCTTCTATTGATCAAGTTTGGGAGCATGGTAAGGATTGGGCTATTCTTGATGTGGTCTTATCAGCAGCCGGAGTTCTAGGGAAATTTGCTAAGTCTTTCTTAACTAAAGCTGAAAAATCCGGAGTCCCTAAAACAGAACTAATGAATAAGGTTATAGAGTCCGTGGATTTCAAAGGATCTCCTCAAGAAATATCCGAAAAAGCCTTTGAAATCCTATCACAGACTCCAGATAACGCCGAACTTGCTGCGCAAAGGTTACAAGGAGCTAAAAAAGAACTTACTATAGCCCAAAAAGCAGCGAATGAGGCCATAAAGAAAGAAACTGTTGTGACGCCTAAAGACCTTAGCGAAAGAAAAATTACTAATAAATCCTTACAAAGGCTTGACCAAACCGCAGACTTGTTAGCTGAGAAGTTCGAACCCGGGCAAGTCGATCTTAGAAAGGAAATGTCAGCCCTTGAGAAGGAAGGGGTTCAGGCTCAGCTAGACGCACAATCAACTAGGGCAGCAACTAAGGAAGAGCTTGGAACGTCCATAAGAGAAGATATTAACGCAAGAAGAAAGACCGAAAAAGAAGCTTATAGTCCTTTATATAAAGAGGCCGAAGAAGGTGCTCAATATATCACACATCACGCTGATTCGACCGCTTCTACTGCCTTTAAGACCTTACAAAACCTAGAAACACATACGACTAATCCTGAAGGTTATTCTAAGGTTATTAAGACCTTAAAAGGAATTATTAAGGACGCAGGATATGAGATTAAAAGGACTTCCAAAGGTCAACAAATACTTACTAAGTCGAAACAACCTGTATCCGTAAAACACACAATGGAACTAGCTAAAAGGATTCATAAGGTTATTAAGTACGACGAGTTAGAGTATCAAGTTCAAGACAAGTTAAGAGATGTGGTTGCAGCCTCAAAAAGGGATGTCCGAGAAGGCTTAGCTGGTAATGAAGACCTATTAAAGGCTTATAACACAGCCGAATCAGAGCATGCCCGTGTTGCGAATAAGTATGGAACAAAGACCATACAGAAAATCAGGAAGACTGAAGCAGGGGAGTCTATAGCGAAGACCATTAACGATCCTACTGTCCTTGAGAACCTCCAACAAACTATGAGTCCAAAAGGCTATGCACAAGTCGAAAGAGAGGTCTTAGAAGGTCTACAAGAAAAGGACTATTTAAGCGCCGGGAAACAACTTCGAGAGGTTAATAAGTATTTATCTAAGGAAAACCAAAAGCTAGCTAAGGAAATTGTTGAGGCTAAAAACCCGAATAATCCTATGGCTAGAAAGAAGGCTGTAAAAGAAGCTATATTCAACGACGTTAGCAACGCTTTAACAGATGGCTCTAGGCCTCAAAAAACCTTAAGCCTATGGAAGACAAGGAAAGGCCAAAAAATAGTAAGAGAGGCCTTTAAAAACAGCCCTAATGGGCCTGACGTTATTAAGTACCTTGAAAACCAGTCCTTTAACGACATGGTTCAGTCTGTGATGAAGGACGGAGTTATTGATTTTAAGGCGGTAGAGAGGTTTGTTAAAGATCCTGCGATGAGAGAGAACATCCTGAATATAGGCGGTGAGGAGGCTGTTAATTTCCTTGAGAAGATGGACGGAAGAGTCAAACAATTTCAAGAAAACGCCAAATTACTTGAGAAGTTTCCTCCTACTAAGAACTCTAAGGCGTGGAATGATTTTAAAGAGTCGCAGGAGGGAAAAACAATTCGTGGTAGAAAAATCTTAGAAAGGATGAGTCGTAAGGATTATCCGATACAAAACAAAATTAATGACTTCACTTCATGGTTAAAGGAAAGCATGGGTCTTAACGCTCAAGCTGCAATGAACGTTTTTGGAATAGCCAAGTTATCTTCTCCCGTTGTTGGAGCATTTACAGTCGGACTTCCTACAACTATATCGGCAATGGTCGGATATAAGATCATGACAAAACTTTTAACCAGTCCTAACGTTCGAAGAAAATTCATTAAAGCAGCCAGTAAAGGTCACGATCCGGTTTCCTTTGCTATTTTACTTTCACAATTTGGCCAATCAATAGACGAATAACCCAACAAGGAGAAAGACATGTTCAATAACCCAATTAGCTACGCCGGATATCCACCAGGAGCAAACGGCAAGGCAAACAACACCAACTCAACAGTAAGAGCAGCAACAGCAGCCGAAGCCTTAGCTGGAGTAAAGACCAACGTTTATATCACGCCAGCAGAAGCAGCCGGAGCGTCCTTAGCACCATCTGTTGCCGGAGCGACTCCTTTGGTCAACAACAGCCGTAGAGGTCAGGTAAGTTTCACGAACGTAGTTAATACAACTGCTTACGGGAACTACGTTATGACCAATAGCCTTATCACATCTAGTTCGGTTATCCAGGCCGTTGCTTCCTGTGCTACTACCAACACAGCCCTGGTCGTTTCAGCTATTACTCCAGGATCAGGAACAGTTACTTTTAGGCTCTACAACGCAGGATCGGCCAATACAGCAGCCAACGTGATCATTAACTACGAGATCTATAACTAGGGGGAATATGGGCCTTTATTCTAATCCTTTAGCTTATACAGGTTATCAGCCTCAAGTAACAGGTAAGCCTTTCACGACCAACAATACCGTAAGGGCTGCAACTGAAGAGGAGGTGGATGAAGGCTCTAAGGACTTTTGTTATGTCTCTCCTCAAACTTTTAGTAATTCCTTTGTAACTAACCTATCTTCACCTCCTCCTATAGGGGATGTCGCACCTAATGAGGTTAATGCAACTACTTTAAACTCAACAGGGAACGTCGATATTGGTTCTGGCGTAGATGTTACTACTATTAACATAGGGGCTTCTGCGTCGAATATCACTAGAAATATAAATATCGCAAGAGGAAATCATCTTGGAGCTTTAACTTCAGTCGGGGTTTTAACAGGGACTGCTCCGACCAATGATACAGCCTTTGTTGTTAATGGTGGGGATATTGTTTCAGGCACACATACCCATAACTACTTTCCTGGGTCTATTGTGGGTGGAACTCAGACTGTAAATTTTTTCTCTTTCGGGAATATATCAGGTGGAACACAAAATTTTCATGTCTTCTCAAACTCCGGGTCAACTAATCCAGGAACAATCCGTTTAGGGACTGGAGCAGGGGCTGCGCATCAACTACGTATTGGAGGACAGTCCGCTCAAATAGGATTTTTTAACACGACTCCTGCAAGCGTTCAATCACAAGGGGCGCTAACCAACAACGTAACTTCCGGGGGGTCTGCTGGTGTTATTGCGGACTTCGCTGGAGCCTCATATGTCGCAGACGCAGCAACCATTAGAAACGACATTTATCAACTTGCTTTAGCCTTACAAGGGACTATAGCAGCCTTAAGAAATTACGGACTTTTACAATAGGATTAACATGGCAGTAGCACATTTCGACACATTAAGGTCTCTAGCATTCGGGGGGATTTCAGGGTCTTATGCACCCCTTGGTTCGGCCTTAACCACAAACACCAGAATATTTAAGCTCACTAACAACACAGATGGCGACCTTATCGCAAGCTTAGATGGAACCAACGACCACATTTTTCTTCCTGCTGGATCGTTTACTTTATATGACCTTTCGACCAACTCCCCACCCATTGCAGTGACGGATAATTTGGTGTTGGCTATAGGGACTCAATTCTCAGTCAAACAATCAACAGCTCCTACTTCCGGAGCAATTTATCTCGAATGTATATCGTCAGCAACATAGGAGCAATCATGAGTCAAGCAGGAATAGCTGGAATGCCGGCTGGAGCTACAACCGGATCAATCGGAGTACAAAGTTTCATTGCAGCCAACCAACCTAATCTAACTGGAGATGGTACTGCATTTACTGTGGTTTGGGATAATACCACATGGCAGGTCGGCGGAAACAACATGGATAACTCTACGGGGATTTTTACAGTTCCTTCAGACGGAAAATATCTCGTCGCATATGCCTTAACATTTGACGGTCTTTCAGCAGCTCATACATTTGCACAGTTCAACATAGAAACAAGTGCAGGAGCGGCCACAAAACAGCTTTTTAATCCTGGTGTTGCGAGAACTTCAGATAACCATTACCATGTTAATGACTTTACTATCATTGACGCAACTGCTGGATTGACAATATATGTATCTGGAGCTGTAGGAAACGGAGCTAAGACAGTCGGATTGAGCGGTGAATTTTTCGGATTGTTTGGATATATAGAAATAATGAAGATGTGTAACTAAAATAAGGGATTCAATGAAAGGAAAAGAGAAAAAGATATCGAAAGTAATGAAGGAATTTAGTAAAGGCGAACTCCATTCAGGGTCAAAAAAAGGCCCTATCGTTACGAACCCTAAACAGGCAGTAGCAATAGGGTATAGTGAGGCCAAAAAGGCTAAGAAGGCCTAATGAAAAAGGCCGTCTTGGACAAAAGGCTTGCCATCTATGATCGAAATCGAGTGTTGTAGGGCAGATCTAAAGCCTTGACTGGTCCAAGATTCCTCTACCGCTGTAAATCCCTCATCCGCCTCTTGGTTTGAAATAGACATCAACACCAGGAGGTATTCTTTCATTGCTGATTTTGGTGGTTTTTTAGGCTTATATCGGCGTTCCCAGATGTTTATCACTAATAAGGCCTTTCTGTAAGCCTCTACTTGTCCGGTGCAGTAATAGGCATCGTAACCAATTAGCATAGACCTCCAGGTTGCTTCCGTTTTAAGGTCTCTAATCTCCTGTTTAGCCTCTTCGTAGTAACCTAAAATAGGTGCAGAAAGAAACAAACAACAGGATAAAGCAAGTTGATATAGTTTCATAAGACCTCCATTAGGGTGTTTACTGAGTTATAAGAGATATTCCTTTCAGCAACAACCCCAAAAGAGACCTTATTTAAGGCATGACTAGTCTTTTACGTAGTCCATTGCATCTTGATCAGTATGAATAATGAACAAGGCATTTTCCAGGCCAGTAATTACTCCGCCTAAGTACCATTGCCCGTAGAGAGACCGTTCATTGTCCCGGAGGTTTTCGTACATCTGGAGCTTTTCTACAAGTTCTTTTTTTATGTCATCATAGTCCGAAAAACACGTTGAAGAGGCCAAAAGACCTAATAAAACAAATATCTTACGCATTCTTCTCCTTAATTATCTTGAAAATACCAGAAAGCTAACAGACCTAATAGGCCAACAAATAAATGTAACATCTTATTCCTTAAGTACTTTCGTTTCTTTTTCAAACTTATCTTCTAATTTCCGTATCTCACTTTTTAAGGATAATACGTCAGAATGAAGCCAGTGGATAATAATAGTATGAACAAGAGTTAAACTGAAAAGCCATATATAAGCTATTCCTAAAATTACCTCTATCATCGATCCTCCTTTCCACGACCTTCTATAGAGCAAAGTCTACCATGAAAGTCCTTCATTTCCTTATAGATTTCTTCCTTCCAACCACGAATTTCTATTTCAAAAGACTTTAAATCAGACTTGGATTGAGCTTCGAACGATTTCATATCAGATCTTATATTTTCTTCAAAAGTCTTCATATTGGCAAAAAACAAAGAACTTATGGTTAGAAAAGCTCCTATAACTAAGGCTGCTACAGTTAATCCAGTTCCAATAATCGTAAAAAACAATGATAAATCCATTTTACTCCGGCTGGTAACAGAAAAATGCTAATAAAATAATACAAATAACTTTAAGCGCCATATAAAACCCCTTTAAAACCTTACCTTAGCATACTCTCAAGGTTTTTGTAAAGCCTTATCTAGAACACCGGGATCATTCCTGGCATTGAAGGACTTACGTTCGGGCTTGCTGTTTGGGTTTCATCTACTAGGTCGGTTGCAGTTCCATGAGTCGATATATTCTGAAAAGATATAGTGCATCCGGCTAAAAAAAACAATAATGATAATGTTGAGAATAAAAGAACTAAAGCAACTGTTGCCTCTATAAATTTAACAAGTCTCATTCCTTCTCTCCTTTTTTAGGTTTCCAGTTCTGTAAGGCCTCAAGAAACTTCGGCATTTTCCCTAAAGCCTCCCTTTTCACGTCTTCGATATCTTTCCCCATAATCTCCGCACTGGACTTTAAGAACGCCTTTAACTTGGGATCATTACAGGAAATATGGTCTGGTAAAGCCAAATCAAATTCAGGGCATTTTGAGGCCTTATAAACGGCTTTTGCGTCCTGATCTGGGTCTTCCCCTGTCTCAAGGCAAAAGGTCTTCAGGCAGGCCATTTTGAAGGCGTAGGAGATAGCCTTTCCTGGGCCTTTATCGCCCGGATCTACGCCGAATCCTGGAAATCGTACATAAACATGATCTTGAGGTTGGTCGACGTTCGTAAAAGCCACACCAAGGAGTATTGAAGTCCTATTTCCTTCCTGTTTCATGTCTTCTGTTGTAGGGATTGGTAAGACTCCGTGTTTGACGAATAAGGGGTGTAAGGCCGCTGTGACCTGATCGTGGCTTGCGTATCTGTATTGGCCATTTACGGTCTTTGGTCCTTTCTGGATGTAGTCAATGTCTGCCATAATTCCTAGTAGTCTCTGGTGTATGTTAAGCTGCTTTTCGGCCATTCTTTTTTCCTTTGTTAAAGTATTTCCAGCAAACCAAGGCGCATTTAAAGGTCACAAAATGATCTTCAAAGTCCTCAATATAGTCGATGTTCGGGAATTCTCCGGTTTTGTTTAGGTAGACCAGCATAGCACCTTTAACCTTGACGCCATGGTTTAAAAGGAGTTCGTTGTAGGCTGCCATTTGAAGGGAATAAGTCTTTTGAGGTTTTGCTGATGTCTTTAAGTCCACTAGATAGGTTTCTCCATCAGTTCCAGTCACAACAAAGTCCAGTTGGCCGTTGTAGTTAAGGTCTGTATGGCTATAACGCTCCTCAATTATAACAAACTCCCTGACCTGAGCCTTGGCCCATAAATTAAAGGACTTGATATATCCTTGTAAGTCCTCTTGTATCATGCCTTCAGGAATCCAGGCTCCTTTGGCTATTCCAGCGCATATTGAATGGACTGTTGTGCCTCTGGATGCGGCTTTTTCGAGAATATCTTTTGGTACTTGGTCATAACTAGTGAAGTATTTAAGAATTTCTGTTACTCTCGGTGTTGTCAATATAACTCCGTTGTTGTTAATATGTGTCAAAAAAACAATGTAATTAAATTTTTAACTTAACAGATTCCGTGTACATAAGCAATATCCTTCTTGATTCTATAAGTCCAAAAATTTATCGTAATAATCCTGAGGTGTAATATGTCTAGAAAAAAGAAATTTGAGAATAGTCATGTGGTCTCTGTACGTTTCGAAGACGACATGTACAATAAAATGCGGGAAATTGCTGCGTTAGAAACATTTACTACGGGCACGCAAGTTCATATGTTAGATTTAGTTCGTGGAGCTTGCGACTTTGTTTATAATGATAATGAACGGATGAGAGAGAGTTTTCGTAGGAGCAGAGCACACATCAATGCCCGATTAAACAAAAGACTTGAATGATAAGTAAAATTACGCTACGTTAGCAAAAAGAAAAAGGGAAAGCTCCGCTAAAAGCCTTCCCTGGATACTACGCAATGGTCGGGACTGCAATCCCTAGTTGGTAACTTACAATATCACACTACCAGAAGTGTATTATCCCAAGCAACAAAAAAGGTTATGACTTGGCTAAGGATAAGCGCACATCTGTCTATTTCAATCATGAGGACAACACCTTTTGCAACCTTAAAGACGTTGATATTAAACGACTTAAGGAAACATACAAAGGTGTAGATGTGGACAAAGAACTTAACAAGATGGTCTTCTGGCTTTCATCGCCCAAGGGAAAAAAACGTGTAGGCAACATAGCTTTTATTCTCCATTGGCTTGATAATGCGAAACCGTCTGTTAATCAACTGTCCCATTCTAACATGCCAGATGATTTTACTCCAGCTCAGAATGAAACTTTTCTCAATCCAGTCTTCCTTGATTATCTTGAGGAACTGTGGAAGAACAACGAACACCTTCTGGCACTAAATCGGATGCCTTAAATGACTTCATGCCATGGATTCATTTTGGACCAGGCCCGGATTGTTTAACGCCTATTGCAGATCTTCCAAGACATTTTCGGGATGAAATTGCAAAAGGCTATTCAACCGGATGGAAATGCCTAGATAAGTACCTACAAGGCTTAAGACCTGGTGAAGTTACGGTCATCACGGCCGATACTGGAGCTGGAAAAACGACCTTCTGCACCCAACTAATGGTCAACTGCGCCATGCAAGGTGTTCCGGTGTGGGTTAACTCCTGGGAAATGCGGCCTGAAACGACCATGAGGAAACTGGCCTCAATTGTCCTTCGTCGGCCTATGAAGATGCAAAACTTCTCGGACCATGAAAACGAACAGTTCGACGAGTGGGGATCGCGTTATAAGGTCTTTATAAACCCAAACACGATCGGTACTGACATCGAGACCCTAGGCAAACAACTTGTTAAGGCTAAGGAACTTGGTATTGAAGTTGTGATGCTTGACCATCTTGATTACCTGGTTAATTCCAAGAAAGAAAAACTACATGAGGCTATTGATGAGACCGTAAAACGTCTGCATGAATTAGCTTTCTCCTTGTCTATGCATTTCCTATTGATTTGCCATCCAAGACAATCCGGAACCTCGAACGAAGAGGTCGGAATTCACTCCTTAAAAGGCTCATCGTCCATTAAACAATATGCCGACAACGTTATAGTCCTGCATCGCTGTGCCCGAACAGATCCACAAGCAGACCCAAACAAGGTTAAGATCCGTGTGGCCAAAAACAGGATGTTCGGGATAGAAGGAACGACCTATTTATTTTATCAACCTGGCTGGGATGGATATTTGGAGTTTAATAATGGTATTTAGGAAACATATATATCCGGAGATTTTGACCTGTGAGCGTTGTGAGGCTGAGAAAGAACGAATTGAATTTCTTGTTGATAGCGAACTTCCAATGGTCTGTAAGGAATGTCTGACTACCGAGGAAATTAATGAGTTTATAAGGCCTGAAATAACAAAGATTATGATCAGGTTAAAGCCTTGGGAAAAAATCAAAATCATACGCAGGATAATGAGTGACCGTGAAATCGTAGTAAGAATAAAAGGATCAACCCGATAACTAAAGGAATATATGAAAATAGAAATTGGACAATATCGAGAAATGAAAAAACCTGGTCCTCTAAAGGCCTTTTTTACCCTATGTATTTACGACAAAGAAGGAGCTGACCGCCAGTACACAGATTGTCAGTATTTTGTCTCTGGAGATCGTCAGTGGTGGACTTTTGCACAGAAAATGGTCCCACAAGGCGAAGGAGTTAAGCCCAAGTACTTTGCCTACACGAAATATATGAATAGAGCCTATGCCGATAACCTTCAAATAACAGTCTTACAAGCTTTACAAAACAAATCCAGGGAATCCAATGAGCAGCCAAACAATTTCAGCAGTCCATTTAACACAGCCCAAAATCAAGTACAGGCTGAAGCACCCTTTGGTTGGTGATAAGGTTATTGATTCCTGGATGACCGTATGCGAACTGGCCTTTGACGTTGCTGCGGATGAGGTCTATAAGAAGTTCAAGGACACCTATTCTGAAGAAATAACCTTAATAGCCGATGAGATCATTACCTGTGCCGTGGAGATTAAATGAAGTCCCTAGTTAGTACATGGATAATCTTTAATATTTTATCCGTCTTTTTTCTTATGAAGTTTGTGAGGTTTCGTGAGTCTTAAAAGGATAATAAACCAAAGCAAACTCCTTAAGACCATCGTTAACGGTGAAATGGTCCTTCCTGGTGAGCCTATGATCTACTCAATAAAGTACTCAATAGCCTCCAACACAAGGTCAGTCCAGTTCTACCGAAACGCAAAGTGGAAGTCGTTGTTAAAGTGCCATTTCAGGTCTTTCTACAATACTAATACACCTGTTGTTGTGGTCGTAAAGTTCTATGTAAGTCCTCCGGAATCTTCGGTGTCGTCTGCTAACGCTCTTAAGGGAAAGACTCCGGCGACTAAGTCATATGAGCTTTGCGACTACCTTTTGTCTTTTTTAGAAATGCTCCATCACGTCCTTATTAATTCCTATCGTCAGGTGGTCAAAATAGACGCTGTAAAGTTCTATAGCGACAATCCAAGAACAGTATTTAAATTCATGCGATGGGAAGAATATGTCAAGCTACAAAGTAACAATCCCGTTCACTCCGAGGCCGAAAGGGTCAGTACGGATGGGAAGGTCGAGTTTTTACAACCCATCCGCAAAAGGAATGAAGGAAGTTCGTGAATGGGTCAAGAAAGGCCTAGGAGACGCTCCAGTCCCTTTGCTTACAGGCCCTTTACTGGTAGTCGCGCATCATCTATTACCAGCTCCTAAGACACTTTCTAGGCCAAAAAGGGAACTTAGAAACTTTTTACCGCATGCCGAACTTCCAGATGCCGATAATCTTGAGAAATTCCTTAACGATGCATTAACAGGTCTTATTTGGGACGACGACAGGAGAATAGTGTGGATGCTCCGGAGTAAACATTACACGGCCGACAAGGAAGGAAGGACTTTACTGTACGTTAAGGAGCTCCCTTTAGGCCAACCGAACTTTAAAGAAATCCTTGAGACCTTACAAGAACAAATAGACTTTATTAAGGAGGATATTGATGCAGCCATTTGATGGATCTGGTTATGGCGTTTCTATGTATTGGCGTTGGAAGATGAAGGAGATAGCGGAGGAGAATAAAGAATCTTGTCCTTGCTGGATTCAAAAAGAGCCTATAATAACGTTCAAAGAAGATTCGGGATTTGACATAACCATTTCGTGCCAAGACAAGACTTGCGATAAGACCTTTTGTAAGACTGAAAAGGAATTAGTCGATAAATTTAAAATATTCTACAAGGTTTAGCATGCATATTGACGGAAAACTCATGGCTTATTTGGCCGTAGCTAGGGACTTAATAGACGTGATTGACGACTGTAAGGAGTCTGTGGTGTTTAACAGTCCCTGCATTAAAGACCGTATATCCCATTTGTCGGCCAGCATTGACGGCCTTCAGGACCTTGTTTGTACGATTATGGATGGAATAAAGGAAATAAGCCAAGATTAGACCTTGGCCTAAAATGCAACATCCGAAAATCTTTGGCGAGATTTCCGGACGTTTAAAAATTTAGTAAAATCTTTTAAGGCCTATCATGATCTTCATAAAATCCATGTTCCTTGTCCTGATC